GTCCTTGATCGTTTCTCCGTAGTACGCGGATCCCGGTTCGTCGACCACTCGTTCGACCACAGTCCATCGCGTGTGACCGGTCTTCAAAGGCTCGTTTTGCCTGCTTGCGTTGGTGTAGTTCTCGAGCCCGTTCCATGTGGCGCCGTTCCAAGTTTGCACCCCGGTTTGGATGTGCACGAATCGCGTCCCCGTGTGTTGTAAATGTATTCCGTTGTACTCGACGTGATTGCTGTACACGTACATTTGATTCGTGTCGTATACGTTCGAGTAGGGGAGCGTCGTATTTTCCGCTAAGGTGACCCACCCTTTTTGATCGCTCGAGTAGCCCTTGCTGTCGTAGTAGGCGTACATCGCTCCGACTTGCAATATGATTGGCGTGTTGAAAATCACCTTCCCCGTACTCCCCCTTTTTCCTTCTATACCGTAAACGCGATGAAGCGTTTGCGAGTCCGAGGTGGTTTTCCAATCGCGAATCTCGATGGTTCCGGTTAAGTGCATGGTGTCGGTCATATCGAACTCGGTCGAAGGTACGTAGGCTTCAGGTTCCGGATCTATTAAGGCCACAACCTGTATTGGGAAGTCCAAACTCTCCCCGACGAGTTCCGGATTCGCGAGCGGATGCGTTATGGGCAGATCGATCAGCTCCCCTTCGGTTTTCTTTCGCAGTTTTATGTTTTTCAATTTGTAGTGAAACACCTTCGTTTTCCCTTCGGAGTTGGCGATAGTAATGGAGAACTTGCATTTGATCGAAGAGTTGGCCGCCAACCCCGAGGGCAGTGTGAGTTTGCTGAAGATCAAATACTCGCTTTGCGGAGCCGAAGAGATGTCGTTAAGCAGCGGCTCCATTTCGTAGGTCATATTGGCGGCGCTCTTCATTCCGTATTTGACACGGATAGACTGGATCGTCAATCCCAACTGCTCCAGTTTGTTCTCCCCAATCTTAAATTTAAAGATAAATCCTCTCATTTTTATTAATCAATTCATAATTTTTCAATAAGCTGACGACTCAGATTTCCAACTGACCAAGAAGTTATAGATACACATCATTGTCGTTCACCCTAATCACTATATTAGTGGGGAAGCCGTCTGGATCCAGATTGTACAAAGGATCGGAGGTGCCGAAACCGTAGGTAGAACTACTTGTTCGTTCAATCACATAGACTCGCTCTCCTCCCGCCTCCGCTTCGAAAGCGACGTTGTTACTAAACATTTCGAACTTGAATTTTAATTTAAAGACACTCTCTCTGTACACAATTGGATGTACTACGGTTCCTCCATCTATCGTGTAAGTCATAAACGTCACCGGAGTTTCAACCGTCGAAAAAGGAATGGAATCTGATCCCGAAGGGGTAGGAATCTCTTTGAAGGGATACCAACTTTGCCCCCCATCAATACTGTAGTCGATATTGATTGTTCTGATTTGGTAGTCGTATAAACGTTTGAAAGATTCTATAGTAGGAACTGTAAAGTCTATTTGAACTCCAACAATACTCATTTGTTAATTTATTCTGATTCAATATTTAATTTAGATTGATCAAAATATAACTCATCTTCTGCAAAGTTTTCGCTCTTGATTTAAAGGGCGTATACTGATATATTCCAATCCTCACGGAACAGACCCGAACGGATCCATTCAATATTACCGTCCATGTATTTAATATATGATCCTAACACAGTACTATCGTAGTCAATTCCCATACCAAGAAGGTTCAAGCGAAGTTTAAAATATTGATTCACCGCAGGCAGGTATCCGATTATGGGCAAACCTAACAACAACATCTTATGGTTGTTAGACGTTGTAGCACCGCTCTTCCAGTGGGCTTCCCATATCCCCGTAGTTTGATTGTAAGCAGCGTCTACAATGGTGTCGGTAGGATCGGTATTCAACGGATGGCTCTCCTGCACACTGGGTCTGTATCTCATGTTCGTAGCGATGGTGCTCATTTTCTTGAAAGACATGAACGTTTCGATATTTCCGTGTTTGGCGAACAGATACTCGAACTCCGGTTTGTTGACGTTTCTTGTTAAATGAATCGAGGTATTGTCAACATTCGCTGCATCAATCACCGTCATTCCACCATTATTGTTGTTCATGCTGATGAAAATATTCTCAAGGGGAACGAAGTAGTCCTTGCTCCAAGGACCGAAGTGTTCTATTCCGAAGAGAACGTCCGTATTATCGTAAATCTCTTTATGCCCGTCGGAGTTCATCAAATCCGCGAATGTCTGAATACCCATGTATGTTTGACGAGAGTTGGCGTCGTACTGTGCGCCGTTCGCAAGATACTCCGCTTCGATCAGTTTGTAGTTGAATATCAACCCGTAATCATCAGCGACCAGTATCACGTCGTTATTTACGACATCTTGACCTTCGGGAGAATTCATACTTGCTCCAATAGTGTTCGCAGGCTCAAACAAAGTGATTGTTGTTTTTTTGGCAAACACTTTGTTAGTGTTCATGTTGTAGTAGTCCGACACTCCGTTCGCATCCGCCACGAACTTTTGTTGATCGATGGGATTGATCGAGAAGGGTTCGGATCTTCGGTATTTGAAAGCACCCGTATTGTCTGGTACCTCACCAAAATAAGAATATCCTTGCTTGCCTGCTGAGTACCACTCGTCAATTATCAATCGGACGTATTTGTCGTCCTCCGGAATGTATATTAATAATGGTGTCCCAATAGAGTATGGGTATCCATAATTATACATCAACCAAGTACCAAGTACATTTGTGTTAGTTATCTTAGAATGATGTTTAAAATGATCCATGGAACTACCAAAACATCTGGCACACCAAGTCGACTGCAATTCTAAGTATAAATTTTGAAAATAACTAACATGAGGGGTTCGTTTCGTGATATATATAAGAGGGGTAGTATAGGTATATACATGTGATGCGAGAGCTTTTCTGGTGAATATATCTATTGCTGACCATTCAGTATTAGTCTGAATATCCGTATCTGACGCGTCTGTGTCGACAACATATTCATAAACGTTGTAAGCGTTAATAGTACCGAAGACTGCGTCGGATGGTCCCGATACCTTGGTGCGCAAAGTAAAGAAATTCGTGTCACTCACACCGGTCCCATCATTTCTTTGCAAACTACTCATATAATCGGGATAATAGAACACGTCCCCTATCTCCGGCACTTCTTGGTATGGTTCGTAATCTTTAATGAGATACGCATCTGGTGGATGATTCCACAACTCAAATTTGATTCTCTTGTTTGCAGGATCTGCAAAGTCAACTTCACGAACAATGATGTACAATTGGTTCGAAATTTCACTGTATTGCCTCATTTCTGTTTTGTCATAATTTCGTAAATAGTTTAGCGCCGTCAACAATACATAATTCGGATTCGTATAACTCGCTATATTTCCAAGTTGCGGCACTCCTCCCGGTAAGGATGAAAGAATCGATAAATTAAATCCTTCAATCCCTATGGGATTAGGATTGCCGTTTATACTTTGATTATAACCGTAGAAATCAGTCGATTTCATAAAGTCTGTATATGAAAATGTTGTGTAACGGTTTACCATAGTGGTGTCGAGAAGCACCTTTGCGTTTCCCAATATACCAAGATCTCCTTCACTCCATACTGTATCGCTTATACTATTGTACATGCTGTTTTGATCAGCAGAAAAGTAGTTACTACCCGTATTTGGATCAATCTGAGTCGACCAATATTTGTAGTTGATCAAAGACGAGCCGTTCATTCTGGTGATCCACAAATGGTCACTGATTCGGTCCTGATTCGCCGCTTGGTGCCAATCAGCATAGGGGGCTTTTACGAATTCCACAACCAAAGTATAAGGATCGAGCAGCGCATACAGATTAGCTTCATAGAAATTCTCAAAAAACTCCGGAATCGCAAAGTCGTGGTCTATCGGTAAGGTTACTAGCTCTGTGTCTGTCTTTCTTTGTAATACTATATCGACAACCTGTTCAAGTGTTTTGCTCAGTCCTTCTGAATTTTCAAGCGTTATAGAGATCTTACAGTCGATCAATGATGTCGGTCCCAAACCTGGGGGAATATCATTTATCTTACTGAAGATCGTGTATTGTGCTCCTCTTTCTTGAGATATGTCATTTTGTACCGTTACCATACTATATCCCATTGATTCGTCGTCTTTCAATCCGTAAACAGCATCGATCGACTTGATTGTAAGTCCTAATTGACTTAATCTGGTTTCAACTAAATTAAATTGCAATGCGAATCCTCTCATTTAATTGAAAGCGATGTACTTTATCCAAACTCTAAAATTTATATTAATTTGTTAAAAATATAGTATTATGTCATATGACATGAGGACGGAGCTTTTGTGCACCGTTCTCAAACGTTTTCAGGCCAATTAATTCGCTTATTAGTGACTGATCCCAATGTCTGTCTTTGCGAGCAACTGGGCGCGCATGGGCTCCTCCAGCGCCGCGCTCTCCACAAGCGTGCGGTAGAGCTCCCGCATACTCTCGTACTTCGCTCGCAACGACACGTTTTGTGAGCCGGAGGTGCTCTTGCGCACGCGCGGTGTGGCGACACGCAGGTCGATCTCGAACTTGCACCCACGATTGCCCCGCGCCTTGCAGAAGTTCACGTAGTCCGGCATCATGCTTCGCAGCAGCACGAAGTCTCCCTCGCGACAGAGCACGTTCTTGTCGAGCTCTTTTTCGACGAATTCGGGCATTCGCTCGAATGTGTCGCCCAACTCCCGCAGATAGGTGTAGGCTTGCGCCAACTTGTCGCGAAGCGACACCTTCACGCTCTTCGAGGAGGACCACACGGGCAGCGCCCTACGGCGCAGCTCCGGGTGCTTCTCGACGCGGAAGAAACGCCGTTTGCTACCGCCGGGACCGCAGTTGTCCGTGTTGTAGGTGACGTACTTCGGAAGGTCCGAGTGGCATATTCCGTCGGGCAAGGGCTGCGCGTTGCCCTTCCGACTGACCTTATCCCGATTCTCGTTCTGCTCGGTCTGAGTGGCCCAACGCAGATTCCGCAAACGGTTGTCGAGCGTGTTTCGATTGATGTGGTCGACGGAGTGGCGGGGGCTCGGTCGCGGAATGTGGTTCAACTCCATGATGTATCGATGCAGGGGACCTTCCCAACTTACCACATAATACCTGTATGCATTTTTAAAACTGGAATTTTTGTCAGATATCCATGACCAACGTCTGTTTTCCACCTCGGTTCTATGTTTCGCGTCAAAAACACATCTTTCTGATTTTCCTTTGTTGTTGTTAATATATAATTCGCAAGTATCGTTGTCCAGTTGTCGTATTTCGTTGATAATCGTAGAGGGCCTACCTACTTTGTTGTGGATTAAGGTTTGATCCATTAGAGTTGTTGGAATGTCTCTTGTAATGAAATCGTATACTTTCAAATTTTTTTAATGATTAATATATTTTCATATTAATCATTCGTAACGAAAAGAGGCGACAAGAAAAATGGGCTCATCGAGGTTTGGATAAACCTCGATAAGTTTTCTTAGTCAAAAAATGAGGCGTTAGTTAGATAAGATCGTTTAATTTAGTTGGAATATGCGAGCCCGCCCATACCGCTCATGATGCGGAGCACGTTGTAGTTCACGGCGAACACCTTCACGTTGTTATCGGTCTGCTTGATGCCCACCAGGTTGAGGGTGGCGTTGTCAATGCGGGACATGTTGCAGGTGCCAGAGGGCTGGTGCTCCTCGGGCTTGAGCGCGAAGGAGTACACGTTGATACCGGTACCCACGTACGCCGGACCCTCAGCGGAGTCCGGCACACGCTCGTGGTGCTGGTAGGGCTGCACCAACTGGAAGTAGTTGGGCTTGCGCGCGGAGAAGCGCTCGTGGCCGTTGAGCTGGAGCTTGGCGGACTCGTAGGTGGTATGGTACTCGCCCACAGAGGAGCCGTCACTCTTCTCTACCCAGATAAGCTCCTTCACGGGGTGGTTGAAGTTGAGCTTGATCTTGGGGCCCGCGGTCTCGTCGCCGGTGAACTGGAGCTGCTCGATCAGGTACTCGTGAGAGACCTGGGCGAAGCGACGGCGCTCGTCGGTGTCGAGGTAGATGTAGTCCACATAGAGGGAGGCGTCCTGCAAGGTGCCGGTGTTACTGCCGAGCACATCAGTTTTGGAGGCAAACTCGATGTTGATCTTCACCTCGTGGTACTGGAGGGCAATCAGCGGCAGGGCAAGACCAGGGTTGCGGCAGAACCAGAACTGAAGAGGAATGTACAATACCTTGGACTGGTGGGAGCCGGTCTGGCTGGACAGGTCGTCCTCGTCGAACTCGGTACCGGACACCATCTGCTTGTAACCCTTCCAGTGACCAGCGGTCTGACTGAGCTCGTTCCAGATGTGGAGCCAGTCACCGTAGTGCTTGTCGATGCGCTGACCACCGATCTCAATCTCCACGGACTTGACCAACTTGTGGCCCGCCCAGGACTCCAGGACGGAGCCCTCGGAGAACTCGGCCTGGAGGTAGATGCGGTGGATGAGATCACCGTTGCGGGAGATGGTGCAGGTCACCTTGCGGTCGAACTCGATCGCGCCGTTGAAGGTCTGCTGGATGGACTCCATAGAGAAGTTGGTGTGACGACGGTACACCACCTTGAAGAAGGTGATCTGGGGGTTACCGGTCAGGTAAATGTCTTGGGCACCATAGGCCACGAGCTGCATAAGTCCTCCACCCATGTTAAATTTATTTTATAATATAGGGCAATATTTTTTTTACAGATATTTAAAGTTTTAATTTTACGCAGTAATTAATATAGGCCGCTTAAAAATTTTACAATGAAACTCAACAATCAGGTCCAAAAAAGATCGTGCAATTATAAAAAAACCACCAAGACCTTAGACTACTGCCATAAACACAACGTAGAGTCCTTCGAAAAAAAACAGCAGTCCTTAACGGATTATAAAATGGAGCTCGAATCCGTAAAAACACAAATCGAAGAGATTGAAAACAAGAGCAACCGAGAGAAAAGCGACGAGGATTTCATCAACATCGTTCGCTTAAAAGAGGATCGAATACGATTGGAGGAACTGATCGATAACATGGAAAGTATGTCCCAAGAGTTGAGCTATTTCGTAAACACGAGCGACATACTGTACAACTACTACAACTTGGTCGAAAACAACACCGACAAGAATATGAACATCAAAAACCGCGAAACCACCAACTCGCAAACCAAAAGCATCATCGACTACTTCAAATTAGAGGAGCAAAAGCCTGCTACCCCACCCGTAGAGGACTCCTTTCCCTTGCCTAAGCAGGACATGAATCGGGCTGCGTTGCTGGACGAGTTTCTGTCCTACACCGACGAAGACTACATCAACAACAACATCGACAACAATCTGGCCCTCCGTTGCGAACACTGCAACTCCACCGAGAAGACAATGCTGTACAACGACAGCATCTGCTACTGCAACAAATGCTACGCCATTCAAAATCTACTCACGGACAACGAGAAGCCCTCTTACAAGGATCCTCCGAAAGAGATCAGCTACTTTTCCTACAAGCGAATCAATCACTACCAAGAGTGGTTGAATCAGATTCAAGGCAAAGAGACCACCGACATCCCGGAAGAAATATTCGACAAAATCATGTTGGAGCTCAAAAAACAGAGAATCACAAACGTTCAAGATCTGAATCGACGCAAGATCAAAGAGATCCTGAAAAAACTCAAGATCAACAAGTACTACGAACACATCCCTTATATATTGAATCGAATCACGGGAATTCCGAATCCGAATCTGACACAAGAGTTGGAAGAGAAGTTACGAAACATGTTCAAAGACATCCAAGTCCCCTTTCTGAAGCACTCGCCTTTGAATCGCAAGAATTTTTTATCCTACTCGTACGTGATTCACAAATTCATTCAATTGTTGGAGAAGGACGAGTATCTTAAGTATTTTCCACTGCTTAAAAGTCGCGACAAGTTACATCAGCAGGAACAGATCTGGAAAAACATTTGCATGGACTTAGGATGGAAATTCATCAGGAGCATTTAGGCGCCGTTCATAGACTTGGACACGTCGGGAATGTTGCGCATGGAGGGGAAGCCCACCAGGTTGGCGCCGATACCCAAGCCGGCACCGGAGCGCGCGCTCACGCCGAGGCTGGGGCTGTACAGATCCAACAGGCTGAAGGTGGCGGCCGCCACGAAACCGATCAGAATCACGTCTTCAAGCGCCATCTTCTTGTTGGGGAACATGAAGGCGGCGGTGGACACCACAAGACCCTCCATCAGGTATTTCAATATGCGCACGAAAATTTCAACCAGATCGAAGGAGTGAGCAGTCATTTCTACGTATTTTAATTTAACGCAAACATTTTTTTCGAGACGATTTTTTATTTAAAATTATTTTATAGAGCTAACGAGTATATATATTAAGTGTCCAATGATCAAAACATCGGAAAAAGACTTCTTAGAGAACGATCCACCAATCCGAGGCCAAAACTTCGTTTGTCTATCATTTCTGCACCCCGAACAAGTATTGAAGCGGAAAGAGACCTTTTTCTTCAAGGAGTACATTAAGGCCTTCGTGCAAGATGCGAAGCAGGTCCTGGAAGACATGAAGGAAAGATATCCGAACGACAAGAACGTCTTCGATCTCGCTTTCGACAATCATCAAGGTTTGTTCGGCGGCTCTTTGGATTTGGACTATCAGTATTTTCTGGAAATGAAGCAAGATGAGCTCGAAAAGGTTTTCAACACCGAGAACGAGTTTCAAACCTCCACGCAAGGTCTGAAGGTGCGAGGTGTTTTCGAAAGCATGCAGGAGGCTCAAAACCAATGCACCAAACTTCGAAAGATGGACAACGAGCAGTTCAACATCTATATCGCGGAGGTGGGATGTTGGTGCCCTTGGAATCCCAATCCTAATGCGATCAAGAGCCAGGAGTTCGCCGAAACAGAACTCAATACCTTGATGTCGAAGTACAAGGACAACATCGAGGACGCCAACACCTTCTACGAAAAGCGCAAGGAAATCATGAAGGAACGAATCAAAGAGGACGAGAGCAGTAAAGTTCAGGAGAGAGCGGACTCCGAAGAGGTGAAAGAGGAGGAGGAGGCGGAAGAAGAAGAGGATCCTTTGAACGACGACGATCCTTGGATCAAAAACAAAGCGCGACTCATCAACGAAGAACCGGAAGAGGCTAAAAAGGATGAATAATATAATCATCCAATAAACAAAAGAAATCGAATTCGATGAATAGTATTCTTTTTATGATGTTGTTTGTGGGTATACTGTTTATCATTGACGGATACTACAGAGATCAAATCGAATACTTGAAAAAAAATACAAAAACCGTGTACAAATTCATCCCACGCAATCAATACGACGATTCCTTGGGGTATTTGAATTACGATATGTTCGATTCGAGCCACGATGCTCGAAGCGCCGGGAGGCCCGAATCGAGCCAGGATGCCTCTTAAGACAATTCGAAGAAAACGCCACCTTGAGCCTTCTACTTGTTGTGCACTTTTTTCACGTTGATGACGTGCTTCCGTTTCGAAGCGAAACTGTTGGAATCGTAGGCCTCCTCGTGATCGTTCTCATCCATACTGGACGCTACATCCCAAAAGGTTTGACTGCATATTTTGAAAGATGGATGAGTGGGTGCTTTGTACCAAAAGACGTTGTCCTCCAGCTTGTTGCTTTTCGTGGTGTTGTTTATCACCAAACACTCGTAGTTCTCGGTGCATTGATCCATTACCTGACAAAACACCTCGAAGGTAGGAAACATACCCGCGTAGTTGTCGTAAATCCTTTTTCTATTCGCTACGATATTCTCTCGTAGGATGAAGACATAGTCGATATTAGTTCTCAAATTAGGAGTAATCCCTAAAGGATATTGCATAGAAATGATGAAAAACATTTTCAAATGACGACCGTTCATAAACAACGCGCGAATGTTAATGTCTTTCGTCCAAGAGGAGTCATACAAACAGTCGTCCAGAATTAAAAACGATTTCGGATCTATAGAACTGTTGCCGTACGTCGAGGTCTCTTTGGTAATCTTTTTCAGCACATGCTTCTGCCGCTTCACCACATTGTCAATAATCTTCGGTTTGTACTCTTCGTGAATGAACATCTTCGGTATCATACTTCCGTAAAAGTGGTTCGCAGACTCCGTTCCGGATATTACAGTTCCCAGTTGAAAGTGGTTGTTGTAGTACAACAAATCTTTAATTAAAAAAGATTTCCCCGTATTCCGTTTTCCAATCATAACAACTACCTTATCGTCATCGATCGACGTTATATCAAATTTTTTCAATTCCAACCGCATAGTTAGTTAGTTATATACTATGATATAAAATTCCGAATTATCAAAACGGAGGTTCACCTGTCTTAATATTATCCAACATTTGGTTGTTGTCGTTAGTATCCGTAGACAGTACGTACAACATGTAAACAATTCCAAAGGTGAATACGTACATTACTACCAATTTACTGTTTGAAGGAGTGCCCGCGTCACCCTTGTCATCTGGTTTCGAAAAGCGCGTGTAGATAACAACACAAGTCGCAACAATACTCGAAATCAATATTGCATTCGTATCCATTGTTTTAAAAAAAATATTATATTTTATGCTACATATTTTATTGTACATATAGAACGGAACGATTTTTCAACATCTCTCTAACCAACTTCTTTTTGTTTTTACGTTTGAGCTCTATACCGTTAGTATCACGAGACAATATCTTTTTCAATTTGAATTTTATATCTTCAAGATTGTCCTGCAGTTTTATTTCTATATCTCCCACGTCGTCACTGTCAGAATCCTCTTGTAAAATGATTTGAGCTCCACCAGATAGTTCATGATTCTCATTATTTTGCGTCGAATTCTCTTCGGTGGTGACTACAGGCGCTTCGGCGACTACAGGAGCGTCTGCGACTACAGGAGCGTCTGCGACTACAGGCGCTTCGGCGACTACAGGAGCGTCTGCGACTACAGGCGCTTCGGTGACTACAGGAGCGTCTGCGACTACAGGAGCGTCTGCGACTACAGGAGCGTCTGCGACTACAGGAGCGTCTGCGACTACAGGCGCTTCGGTGACTACAGGCGCTTCGGCGACTACAGGCGCTTCGGTGACTACAGGAGCGTCTGCGACTACAGGCGCGTCTGCGACTACAGGAGCGTCTGCGACTACAGGCGCTTCGGCGACTACAGGCGCTTCGGCGACTACAGGCGCTTCGGCGACTACAGGCGCTTCGGTGACTACAGGAGCGTCTGCGACTACAGGAGCGTCTGC